GAACCAATTCGGGGACGATTTATATTTACATCGCTTCGTCTCCATAGCGATTGTTTTATTAGTTTTACAAGTTTTAGTAAGCACAATATACATCTGATGGGTACACTCAAACCACATCAGGCGTCATGTTTTGTTTGGTAGTCAACCTCCCCTAAATAGGGGTATCGCGCGAGGGCGACACTAATATGTGCTAAGCCTATATACAATAATACAAAATATGAAAAACATTAATATACACGGTAACCATAAACACACAGCACTCTTCAACTATATACAAAAACCCCATGGCACAAACGGGGCGATTTTATTAAGGAAATCTCGAAACCTATAAATCAGAAAATACAGGAGTTGATACTTTAGTGGAAATATTATCCACACTACTATCATACTTTGTTTTCCAAAGTGCCACCCTTCATCAAAATTTACGTCTAATTCGGTACAAAGGTGGCGAATTCCCGTACGAGCAGCAATCTCATCCAATTGAGCGCGACGTAACTCGTATTTATCTCGTCCGTGATTAAACCATTCACGTAACGATGTGTCTATGTTCTGAGCACAAGCATGCTCCTCAGTAAGAGGAGATGACTTGTCTCTAACATAACAGTGCAACATCTTAAAACATGACTTCTCAGCCAATGCGCCAACATGTACACCAAGTTCGGGGATAAGAACACTACTCCGTTTGAGAAATTCAAACTCATCCGGAGGTAGAAAATCTAACAAATCCCCTGTTTTGTTTGGCATGGTATAGGTTTGACCATACCCAGACAAAAATTCCGAAGCGCCCTTAATCGTAAATTTGTCAATCTTCGAGCTAACGGATCCGATATTATCATCTCCGTATGTCATTAATTTAACATATTCACGAAATTTCTTCCGCGTCGGAAAATCTGCAGTGGGGTATACTTTATAAAAGTAGCACCTCAAATTCAAACTCCCGCAAATTCCATTCAGAATTGTAGTTAAAGAATTCCCACTAATGTGTGATCCAGCAACTAAACCAATCAAGTCACCATTATAAGAAATAATGGCATACACGGTATCACCAGTCATTGCTCGCATACACGTAATTGCATCAGGAGGGTAAAAACGTAAGCACGTTGCACACTCAATCAACACTTTAAGGGATGCAAAAAGCAATTGTGACGATAATTTTTGATCATATGCAGCATAATCACCACCCATTAATCGGTTCATTCCGAAATAAGTTATATGTTTGTACAACTCATTCCATTCTGGACCATGGCTATTGATTCCAACTGCACACTCAGAAATTTTGGGATTGAATAACAACACGCGCAAAATCGGCAAGAAATATTTACGAATCAAGAAAGTCAATGCTATTGGATTTCCAAAGAATATCCTACACTTCTTCTTTGATAATACTTCATCCTTTTTGCAGGCTTTTGCAATTGTATAGGCACGTTCACCACGCTTATAACAAGCTTCACATCTCGCAATCTCGTCTCGAATTTCCTGACTAAGAACCCTATTGTTTGGTCTCTCTGGTGTTGGATCCAACTCAGTAACATAGTTACGTTTTGGACCTTTTAATGGATATCCGATCGATGTGTTAAGTGGTATTGCATCAAGGAATTTCTTCCCCGGCACTCCACACAAATTCTCTTCATCTGTCAATGGACGCGTATCCTTCCACAAATCACTCTTAAACAAGGGTAACAAATCTTCTTTGTAATCCTTTACGGCTGTCATAAGCAATTGTGGATCATATTGTTGCGCAGGTTCTGCCATGCTTGACAAACATTTCTGCCATCCATAATACTGTGGTTCTTCAACAGGAGGACCATATATATTTGGAGCATCCATCACATCTGCAACATGTTCACTCATCTTTGTAGTTTTAACGTTTGATTTGAATGTTGTCATCCCTGGACAATTACCATAATACTCAATTTGAGAATCTTCAGGCATATAGTTCAAAGGACTCTTCGGATGCAAATCAGTACCAGTTAATACATTCACACCTAAAACCTGAGTTTCAAAGTGTTCAGCACTACCTGATACTAATACACCGTCAATTTCGTTTAAACTTTCAATTGCATTGTCAATCTCACCTCTATAGAGTATGCCAGCACATCCACGTGGAGTACCAGCCATGCCACCAAGGTGAATTCCAAGTATCAAAGGTTTGCGTTTTGCAACCAAAACAGCACCACACAAACCTTTAAAAGTATGCATTGTCAAAGATTTATACATCAACCCAACAAAATCTGC